CAGCAAGGATTTATCCGCCCAGGGCCGCGCCCTGGTGCTGGAGCATTTGAAAAAGGCCGGATTCCAGGGCAAGCATCCCGGCAAGCCGAACAACCTGCCGTCCAGTTCGCCGCGCTCGGCCAAACTGGGCAAGATCGAGGCGCTGCTGGCCGATGGCAAATTGCCTTGGGCTTATGCGGTGGCGATCGCGGGGCGCATGTACGACAAGGAGCGGCTGGAATTCTGCTCGGATGACGAGCTGACCGGCATCATCACGGCGCTGGTGAAAGATCAAAAGAAACGCGAGCAATAGGAGAAAAAGTGATGCCTTCGCATAACAACAAGAAAATGCGGCCAGAAACAGTAGCTGCTTTGAAAAGTATATTTGATCACCAGTTGATTAATGCCGAATTTGAAGCCCATCTGGTAGCTATCAGCGTGGCAACCATTTTGGCATTGCGTCAAGTTGCTGGGGATGAATTTGTAAAGGGCTTATTGACAGGCGCCTTACAAGATATCGAAGAAGGCAATGACTATATCGTGGCCCGCCTGGGCAAACGAAAAGTTAACCATTAAAACCGATGAGCCTCATGGACATAGCAGACACCGCACAACAAAACGAAGAAATCATGCACCGCGCCAGCATGCAGCAATCACGGCGCGAAACGACCGACGCGATCGCAACCGGCGCAAGCCTGTTTTGCGAGGAACCCTTGCCGCCCGGCGCGCGCTGGTGCGGGCCGGAATGCCGCGACGATTGGCAGCGGGATAACGCATGAGCAAGAAGCGCTTCATTCAGGCGGTCGTGATCCGCTCGTTGCCCGCCCACGGCAAACTGACCGAAGCCGTGCACTATGCGGAAAACCTGTGGGACGGCCTGACCCAGCTCGGCTACGGCGCCGACAAAGGCGAACCGCGCGACAGCCGCGACTTTTATGCCGACCTGAACGAGCGGCAACGGCGCCTGTTCGTACAGTTCTGGCGCGCCTTCGATTACAAGAAGGACCGCAACGGCGCGGCGATGCGCTGGGGCCAGTTGGGCGACATGACCGACGCGCAGGCGAAGCTGATCATCGACGCGGCACGCAAGGAAGCGCAGAAACAACTGCCGCCCGGTCAGGCGCGCAAGATGGCGCAAGGCTGGCTGTTCGAAAAGCGCTGGCTCGATTATGCGCCGGAGCCGGCCGCCGAGCAACGCCGGCAAAACCATGCGGTGCAAAGCCTGGTCGCCGAGCTTGAGCACGTTAAACGTCTGTACGAGCTGAAGCCGAACGAGGCATTGTTAATGCAAATCGAAAAGCTCGAAGCGACGATCGCCGAGGTCTCTCGTGGCTAAGTTCGATCACGTCGACCCAGGCCTTTTGCCCAGCCGCATCGCCGACCTGGTCGATGTGGTCGGGCCGAAGGCCGCCTTGACGATCGTCGAACTGCGCGGCGGCGCGCGCCTGTACGTGCCGAACAAAGCCACGGCCGAACATTGGCTGGCCGAGCACATCGGCATCGAGGCCTTGCAACAGCTGAGCAAGATTTACGGCGGCGAATGGATGGAGGTAGACCGCTGCGCGGCCCTGCTCCGCGCCGCTTTTGAAGCGAAAGTGGTCGCGGAATTCGACCGCGGCGCCAGCAATTGCGAGCTGGCCCTGCGCTACGGCTATACCGAGCGCGGCATCAGGAAATTGCGCAAGCGCGTGGAAGAGCGCGAGCCGTCGCCGAATTTGGATTTGTTTGAAGAATTATGACCGACCGCGAATGGCTGCTGGCATGGGGATTTCAGCGAGAACCATATCGAGCAATTCATCGAGAAGGTCGGCATTGTCCTCGATGGCGCCGACGACAAGAATGCGAATATCGAATGGAGGGCCATGATGTTTGCATTGGCGGAATTGAAGAAGAGTCAACAGCGCCGCTAATCCTATCCGTTGACAAGCGCCTTGAATACCCGTTAAATGCAGGGCTTTTTTAATGTTAGGAGGTTGTGATGAATAAGTTTTTGCAAGTGATGGGGGTTGTTTTTGGGGGATTTCTTATTTTGATTATGTGGTTTATGACCACCGATAGTATGCGAGATAACAAAATAGGACGATGCGCACTGTCTATATCGAAAAATGACAAGGACATGGTTCGGCAGGATTGCGCGGGTTTAGACGTGGATCAGACGAAAGCGTCTATTACACTGGCCAAGGAAATCGAGCCGGAATTAAGAGGCATGGATTTGTATGAATACATCGCGAAAGAGACGAATCCTCCACCCGTTTCAGCTCCGCAAGCGGTCATAGCAGAGCAGCCGCTTTCAGTTCCAGTTGTAGAGCCCGCGCCTGTTCCAGAAAAACAGGCGGATTTGACAATGACGCCGAATGAGCTGGTCAAAGCCGAGCATGCGAACAAGGCCAGATTCATTCGCGACATCGTCGGCAAAACCGTAAAAATTACCGGCAAGGTTAGACACGTCAGCGACGGCTTCTTCGATTTTGAGGCGGCGCAAAGTCTAGCCGGTAGCTGGACGGTTTACACCAGCGACAATGCGTTTTTAGCTGATTTGGACGCAGGAAAAACCGTTACAGTCATCTGCAAAGTGGAAGACGCGCCGATCATGGGCGGTCATTCTCGCTGCGCCGATTAAGTTTGACAATGTAAAACCGAGAGGCTAGGCTATCCATACGGTTTTTGCATAGACACAGAGCCCCACGGAACTCGTTCCGGCGGGGCTTTTTTATTGCCTGCAGGTAACCTATCGCTCAACATCACTGAGCGATAGCCATGTCAAAAACGCCTACAACCATCGGCCCGGCCGGTCTCCATATCATCAAACAGATGGAATCGTGCCGCCTGCGCCCGTATCTGTGCCCGGCCAACAAGTTGACCATCGGCTGGGGCCATATGCTGATGCCGAAATGGGATGCGGCGCTGTTCCGCATCGAGCCCCCCACGTTACGGGCGGTGATCGACGAATGCCAACATCTTCGCTTCGTGACTCGGTATGCCCGGCAGTTGTCCATCACCCAGGAAGTCGCCGACAAGCTGCTCGATCGCGACGCCAACCAAACCGCGCTGTTCCTCAGCTCTACCACGCGCGTTCCGCTCAATCAGCATCAATTCGATGCGCTCTGCTCGTTCATCTTCAATATCGGCCAAGGCCAGTATGCCGAATCGACGCTGCGTAAAAAACTGAACGCAGGCGATTACGCGGGCGCGGCCAACGAGTTCGAGCGCTGGATTTACGGCACGGTAGACGGCAAAAAAGCCGTCCTGCCGGGCCTGGTTGCCCGCCGGCAAGCCGAACGGGCGTTGTTTGAAACCCCGGAGTCATCATGAAGAAGTTCAATCTTATTTCAGCCGTTTTTACGATCTTTATCTCGATCGCACTGTTATCGATCTGCGCCTCAGTGCGGGCCGAGCCGAAATTCAACGCGCTCGATCCCCGCGATCCGCAGTATGCCGAATACCAGACCAACCTCTGCCAAGGCACGCTGGAAGTCTACAACAAGCTGCATGCGGAAAAATACTGGCTCGATCACCTCGATCCGAAACTGGCCAGCAAATCCCCGGCACAGCGCGAGGATTGGGTGGTCAATTACGTCATCACGGCCAGCCTGAGCGATACCTGGCGCTATCGATACACCGCCAATTGCGGCGGCGGATCGCAGTTTATGGGCGAATACGACGATCCCGGCAATGCCGGCGCATCGACGATCAATCAGTACGAGCGCGAACAGGCCAGGCGCAAAAGCCCAGGCAACCATAACCGGACGGCACCCGACGAGGACGAGACATGAGCGGCTGGAAAACCAAACTGGCGGCGGCGCTCTCGATCCTTTACGGGCTGGGCGGCTGGCTGACCGGCCTGCATGGGCCGGACGAGGCGATGAACTACGCGATCGCCGGCCTGGGCATGCTTGGCATGGGCCACAAAATCGAAAAAGTGGGGAACACCATTGAAAAAGCACAAACCGCGGAGTTGCTGGATCTGGTCAAGCGTAATCTGGTTGAGCCTCAGCCTGACGGCGTGCGGGCCGACCATCAAGATCGAAGGCACGGCAGCGGCTAAACCGCCGGTCTGTGTGCAAATCCCCGCGCCCGCGCCGCTGGCGCGGGACATCAAGCTGGAAATGGTCGGCGGCGAATTGCGCACTTGTAATGCGGGTTGCGAAACGCTGATCCGCCAATATACGGGAACCCGCGAGGCGATTCTTGAGGCATGGCCGCCGTAGGGTGCGCATTGCGCACCTTTTTTTGGGGGGCGACATGACTATTTTGAAAATGGTGCGCGGTGCGCACCCTACGTGGATGCTGTTGTTGGTGTTAACCGGCTGCGCGAGTCCTTGCCGGTTAACACTGAACTATCCGGGCGACCTGCATAAACCGATTGCGCTGTACTCGTTTCAACCGGGCGTGGCGTGTATTTACTGATTTTATTGACCGACGAGAACCGATGGAAATTAAATTGAACGGCAAGATCACCGGCATCGAGGCCGCCGATCTCGACGATATCGAAGCCAGCGAGACGCTGATTATCGAGGCAGCCATTGATCTGAGCGAAGACCTGACCAAGCGGCTGCACGAGGTCAAGCTGAACCGCCTGGTGCGCTTCTGCCAAACCGGGAGATTCGAATGAAGGTCAAGGCCGTAGCGATCAACAGTTTTGCCCAGTTCATGCTGGGCAGCGACACATTCAAGAAAATCCTGCACATCGTGACCGTGCTCAATGCCCGCAACCTGAGCGGCGAGGAGAAACGCCGGGCCGCGCTGGAAGAGATCAAGACCATCGCCGGTGACCTGGCCGCCTGGGCGGTCAACCTCGGCATCGAGCTGGCCGTGGCGTATTTGAAGAGCCTGGCGAAATAAACCCAAGGGGCGGTAATGGACTATTCAGCGGCAAAATTCTGGTTCGACGTGGTGCAAACGGTCTTGATCGCAGTGATCGGGCTGCAAAATTGGTTTGGCAAGCGCCACGCGGCGACCGAGGCTGACATCAAGGCATTGAAAACCGACATCGATAGCAAATTGAACGCCCAGGCCGAACGCCTGACCCGCGTCGAGCAGGATCTGGAGCATGTGCCGGACAAGCAGGATTTCATCCGCGTGCATGAGCGCCTCGATAAAGTCAGCGCCGATCTGGCGAAGCTGACCGGCGAGACCCATTCCTCCAAGGAATTGCTGCAAACCATCCACCGCTACCTGATGGACCACAAATGAGCGATTTCAACCAATTCGAAACCCAACGCCGCCGCCTGGCCATCCTGGCCGTGCTGAGCTTTTCCGGCGGCTACCGCATGCCGCTGCGCTCGATCCGCGACCAAGTCGAGCAGATCGGCTATGCCGCGTCCCCGGACCGCATCGCCACCGATTGCGCCTGGCTGGCTGAGCAGGATCAACTAGCCGTTAACAATGGCATCGCGATCCTGAACGAGCGCGGACGCTCGACCGTGAATGGCTGGAGCGCCACGCCGGGGATTTCGCGGCCGACGCCGGGCGAGATCGATGACATGAAACACGTGATCGTGCAGGCCGGCATCGCCGCCGCGCAAGCCGCGCTGAGAGGGGAATGATGATGATCAGTCAATTCGTAGGCCGGATAAGCGCAGCGCATCCGGCGAACAGGGTCATGCCGGATGCGCTATCGCTTATCCGGCCTACGCCGTGGATGTGAGCAATGGCGCATGACGACAACATCAAGCGCAAGGTCCGCGCCGCCTACATTTACGACTGCGTCGAGCTGACCACGGCCGCCGGCATCAACCAGGTGCCGCTGCCGACTGCCCGGCGCTGGAAGCTGGACGCGAAAAAGGCCGGCGACGATTGGGACAAGGCGCGCGGCGCGCAATTGCTTGCCGGCGGTGCTGTCGACGACGTGGTGCGGCAAACTCTGACCATGATGATCCGCAACGTGCAGGCGACGATGAGCCAGATCGAACTGGACGGCGAAATGACGCCGGACAAAAAGGTCGCCTTGCTGGCTACCGCGTCCGACGCGTTCAGCAAAAACGCCGCTGCCCTGCGTAGATTCGCTCCGGAAACCGACGCGCTGGCGATTCGCCTGGACGTGTTGAAGAAGTTGGCCGAGTTCATTCATGGGCGCTTTCCGCAACATAAAGAGGCGTTCGCGGAGATTTTGCAGCCGTTCGGAGAGGTGTTGGCGGATGGCTAAAACCTCCACCAAAGAATTCCTCAAAGGCATCGGCCAGCTCGCCGACTCGTTCCGCCAGCGGATCGAGTCGGAGGTGGACGGCTTTGCCGCCGATCCCAAGGCAAGCGCCGAGCGCCGTTTGCGCGCCCAGGGCGATTTCGAGTTCTTCTGCAAAACGTACTTTCCGCACTATGTAAAGAAGTCGAATTCGGTCCTGCACGATTATCTATACCAGCGCCTGCCGGAAATCGCCGACTCCAAGGAAGCCGAAACCGACGCGATCGCCGCACCTCGCGGCGAGGCCAAATCGACCATCACCAGCCAGTTGTTCGTGCTGTGGTGCGTCATCACCGGCCGCAAGAAATACCCGATGATCGGCATGGATGCGTTCGACCAGGCGGCGATCATGCTGGAAGCGATCAAGGCCGAGCTGGAATTTAACCCGCGTTTGTCGCTGGACTTTCCCGAAGCGATGGGCCGCGGCCGCGTGTGGCAAACGGGCGTGATCGTAACCGCGAACAACGTCAAGATCGAGGCGGTCGGCCGCGGCAAGCGTATCCGGGGACGCCGGCACGGTCCATACCGTCCGGACCTGTTCATTGGCGACGATCTGGAAAACGACGAGAACGTCAACACGCCGGATCAGCGCGACAAATTGCAAAGCTGGCTGACCAAGGCGGTGCTGAAACTCGGCGGAGCCGGCGAAAAGTTCGACGTGATCGTGATCGGCACAATCCTGCATTACGACTCGGTGCTGAACCGGCTGCTGAAGAACACACTCTGGCGTTCAAAAAAGTTTAAGGCGGTAATCCAGTGGCCGGACAACATGGACCTGTGGGACCGCTGGGAAGAGCTGCTGCTGAACGTCAGCGAAGAAGCCGCCGGCGCGTTTTACCGGGATAACGAGGCGGCGATGAACGCCGGCGCGATCGTATCCTGGCCGGCCGGGCGGCCCTTGGTCGCATTGATGAAGCTGCGCGCCCGCGACGGCCACGCCGCCTTCGATTCCGAATTGCAGAACGATCCGCTCAGCGACGACGACGCGCCGTTCGCGGCCTGCATCAACTTCTGGGTCAACCGCCTGGCCGACTGGATTTTTTACGGCGCCTGCGATCCGTCGCTCGGCAAGAAAGGCGCAAGCCGCGACCCATCCGCCTTGCTGGTGGGCGGCTTCAACCGCAACACCGGCATTCTCGACGTGATCGAGGCGGCGATTAAAAAGCGCCTGCCGGACAAGATCATCGAGGACGTGATCGCCTTGCAGCGCGAATATTGCTGCCAGGTGTGGGCGATCGAAACCGTGCAGTTTCAGGAGTTTCTGAAAACCGAGCTGGTCAAGCGCTCGGCCGCGCGCGGCATTCCGGTGCCGGCGCGGGCGGTGGTGCCGCATGCGGACAAACTGCTGCGCATCGAATCTTTGCAGCCGCACATGGTCAACGGCCTGATCCGCCTGCATCCGAGCCAGCACACGCTGATCGAGCAGCTGCGGCACTTTCCGAAAGCGGACCACGACGACGGGCCGGATGCCTTGCATATGCTGTGGATGCTGTGCGTGTCGGGATCGAACAAAACCTATCAAGGGATTAATCTCAAATGGCTATAAACCGCACCTCCGACCAATTCCTGCTGGACGCTTATACCGGCCAGGGCGGCTTTGCGACTGGCGATTATCTGGTCACGCATCCCCGCGAATCGACCGACAAATTCACGCGACGCAAGGAGCTTGCGGTTTATCCGAACTTTACCCGCAAGATCGTCGATGTATTCATGGGTTTTTTGTGGCGTACCGCGCCGAATCGCGAGGTAGACGATCTCTACACCCAGTTTCTCGCCAACGCTGACGGTAATGGCAATAAGCTTGATACGTTGCTGTTTACCTATCAGCGCCTGGCGATGATCCTGGGCACCGTCTATATCATCGTCGATAAACCGAGGGCTCAGGGCCAGACCCGCGCCGACCAGGCGATGCCTTATCTGGCGCTGCGCTTGCCGCGGCAATTGGTCAACGAGGTCAAGGATGTCAACGGCGAATGGGAGTCGGTTTCGTTTTCCGAGACGGCGGCCGGCGTCACCATTACCCGCACCTTTACCAAGACGGGCTGGAAGGTCGATAGCGCGATCGGCGACAGCACAACCACGGCGGCCGGAACGTACGATTTCGGCCGCGTGCCGGTCGTGCGCCTGCATATCGCCAAGCCGCTGAATCCTTATGACACGCAAAGCCAGTCGTGGGTTTACGACCTGGCAGGGCTGAACTGGGATCTCTACAATCTGCGCTCGGAGCTGCGCGATCTGTTCCGCGCGCAAACCTTTGCGATCCTGGCGTTGCCGGTGGCTGACGAGTCGGAACGCGAGCGGTTGAAGGATTTGACGATCAGCACCGAAAACGCGCTGACCTACAACCCGACCGGCGGCGGAGAACCGAAATTTATCGCGCCGCCCGCCGATCCGGTTGATCTCTATATGAAGCAGATCGCCGACACGATCACCGATATCTACCGGGTGGCAAACCTGGAATTCGTCGGCGGCGTGCAACAATCGGGGGTAGCGCTGGCGTTCCACTTCCAGGAAGCGAATAGTTCGCTGCGGGGCATGGCCGAGCAGTGCGAGCAGGCCGAGAATGAAATAGCCCGGCTGGTGTACCTGTGGCAGGGGCAAGAGTTTAACGGCAATATCGCCTATGCGAGCGATTTTAATTTGACCGATCTGCAACAGGCGATAGGCATCGCGATGGATTCTGTCAATCTGGGGCTGGGCGCCGAATTCGACAAGACAATCAAGAAGCGCCTGGCGCGGCAGATCCTCGCCAACGATACGGCGCCGAGCACGATGCAGGCGATCGACGACGAGATCAATGCGCAGGGCGACACCTACGGGGACAGGCTGCAACAGCAGGCATGAGCAATGTGATCGAGCTATTCCCCCGCGATGACCAGCCAACCGCCACGGGGGAAGCGTTTTGCCTTCAATGCCGGCATGAATGGCAGGCCGTTGTGCCGATCGGAAAATCAGTCTGTGAGATTCTGCTGGAGTGTCCGCAATGCCAAACTATGACGGGGCGGCCGCACTACGATTTCGCGCCGGCCGGCAAGGTATGGGAATGCGATTGCGGCTGCCAGTTGTTCTACATCATGCCGGAAGGCCATTTCTGCCCTAATTGCGGCAATTACAACCGCTATTAGACCTATGGCCGACTACACCGAACTCTATCGCCGCTTGGCGCAAGAAATCCTCAAACACGACGGCAAGATAACCGGCGACGCCCGCGCCTTTGTAGCTCGCCTGACCGAAACGTTCCAGGCCGAAGGCTGGCAGCTCGGCCCCGAGGCCGAAGCGGCGCTGGCCGACTACCTGGCCGGCGCGCAAACCGCGATCCGCTCCGCCATCACCGGCGCCCTGACCACGGCCGCCGGCGCGGGCCTGGCGATGAAAAGCGCCCAGATCGCCAAACTGGCCGAGCAGGCATTCAGCGAGCAATGGCCGGATGGGCTGACCCTTTCCAAGCGCCTGTGGAGCTGGGACAGGGAAACACGCTCCGGCCTGACGCACGTCCTGCGCGATGCGATCCGCCAGGGCCAGAGCGCGAACCGCACGATCTACGCCATGCAGCGCCGTATCGAGCGCGCCGCCGGCGGCGATAAGTTCAAGATCGTCGAGCAATACCGCGACGACTGGGCGACCGAATTGTGGCAGTCCGCGCAGACGATCATCCACGACCCGAAAGCCAAGGCGCAATGGGCGTCCACGGTGAAGGACATCAAGCGCCATATCGACCAGCTCGCCGAAACCGGCACGCGCTCGGCGGCCGAGCGGCTGTTCAGTCAAATGCTGGAAGCGGTTAAACAAGGCAACGGCGATCTGGCGGCCCGGTCCGTGCATTGGTGGATCTACGACAAGCAGCTCTTTCATTTGAAGCGCATCGCCCGCACCGAAATGGCGACCGCCGCGCACCGGGCGGTGATCGACGGCACCCAGGACGACGAGACCGTGATCGGCTACCAGTGGCGGCTGTCCTCATCGCACCCGCGCCTGGACATCTGCGATTATTACGCGAATATCGAAATGGGCCTGGGCCGTGGCGTATGGACCAAAGATAGCGTGCCGCGCCACAAGGCGCATCCGCATTGCATGTGTCTTTTGATTCCGCGCGTGACGCGGATCAAGCATGCCGGTTCGCAGGATTATGCCGAGTTTGTCAAAGGCGTGACGCCGGAGCGGCGCGAGCAGTTGTTGCCGAAGTGGGCGCAGGCCGCGCTTAAAAAAGGCGCGCCGCTGGATCAGATGATCCGGGCGGACGGGTTCGGCTTGATTTCGAAAAAGGACGCGGTTGCGTTGCAGTTGATCAAAGAAAAGACAGGTTAAAAATGTTTGAATTAGAAGGAAAACATCATGACAATATCCCAGCCAGCCAGCCAGCCAGCCAGCCAGCCAGCCTAATATTTGCGCGCATTGCGGCAGCTATATTGCCGGCGCGATTCATTGCGAAGCCGCGCCGGGTGGCGAGTTTTCACTGTATAGAAACGATTTTCGCGATTTGAAAATGCGCATTCCTGCCGGGAGCGTGGACGCCGTGATTACCGATCCGCCGTATGGCTCTGGCGGTTTTTTGGCCAAGGATACGACGAAGTCGTCCAAATCGAAATACGTCAGTTCGGACGCCAGCTATCAACAGACCTTGCCCGATATCGACGGCGATTCGCTGCATCCGGAGGCGTGGAAGGAATTGATGCTGAACGCCTGCAAGGAAGCCAAGCGGGTATTGAAGCCCGGCGGCTATTTGCTGATGTTTATCGACTGGCGCAATCTGCCGGCATTGCAAGAGGCAATCCATGCGGCCGGCATTCAGTTGCGCGGCACGGCGGTATGGGACAAGGGCCGAGCGACCCGGCCGAACAAGAACGGATTCAGGAATCAGGCCGAGTACATCCTATGGGGAACCCACGGCTCGATCGCCACACGGGAAACGCCTGTGTATTTGCCAGGCGTGCTGCAGCACGCCACGCTGACCAACGGCAAGGTGCATATTACGCAAAAGCCGGAAGCGTTGATGTCCGACCTGGTCGAAATCTGTCCCCCCGGCGGCGTGATTTACGATCCGTTCATGGGCAGCGGCACCACCGGCGTGGCGACACTGAAATCGGGGCGGCAGTTCATCGGCGCTGAATCGGTAGGCCAGTATTTCGAAACGGCCTTAAATCGATGCCGGGGCGTTTTGGGTGGCGAGCGAATCTGAGGCGATTTGAGGCGCAAAACAGCCTAAAGCGCTATTACGGCATTAGAGAAGCCTGCTCACCCACGTTAACCCCCCGTTAAATTCTCTCTATTTGGTATTCCGAATTATTTGCTAGGGGTAAAGTTTCGGTTTATCCTGTTTTTTGGTTTTTTACCCCACCATCAAGCCCGGAGGAACACGTTCCAACGGGTTTTTTTTATCCCCGCCTTTTATCCTGTCGTGGAAATTTACTTCCACCCGTACAGGATTTCAAAATGTTCAAACGCAAATACGTTTTGAGGAATGCCGCCGGCGATGCGCCCGACGGGTCCGGATCAACGGCAACCACACAAACTCAGACCGCTGCATCCTTTGTCGATGTGCAGGCCGAAGTTCAAAAAGCCCTGGCCGCCGAACGCGCAGAATTCAAGAAGCAACTGAAGGAAGCGACCGGCCACGAAAGTTTCGAGGCGTTGCAGCAGGCCCAGTTGAAGGAGCAAGGCAAGTTGCAAGAGCTGGCCGACGCCAAGGCCCTGGAAGCGCAAACCTTCAAGGGCAAATTCGAACAAACCCAAATCAAAGCGGCTTTGCTGTCGGCATCCACCGATGCGCTGGACCCGGCGACGGTTAGCGATTTGCTGGCCGGCAAGGCGGCTTGCGATGACAACGGCAATGTCACGATCGACGGCAAGCCGGTCGCTGAAGCGGTGGCGCAATTGCTCAAGGACAAACCATTCCTGGCCAAACCGCAAGGCGGTACAGGATCCGGCAGCCCGCAGCAAACGCAGACGCCCATCAAGACCGAAGAGGCCGCGCCGATTTCCCCTCAACAACGGCTGATCGCCGCCAGAAAAGCAGGGAAATAATCATGGCATTGACACTTATTGAAGCGGCCAAGCTGGAAACCGGCAACGAGGTTCGCCGCGCGATTATCGAGATGTACGCGGGTTCGTCCGACATTCTGATGAATCTGCCGTTCGACGACATCACCGGCAACGCACTGAAATACAACCGCGAGGAAGCGCTGCCAGGCGTCGGCTTTCGCGGCGTGAACGAATCGTACACGCCATCGACCGGCGTGCTGAATCCGCAAACCGAGAATCTGGTGATCGCCGGCGGCGAGCTGGACGTGGATACCTTCATCGTGCAAACGATGGGCATGGATCAGCGTTCGGTGCAGGAAGCGATGAAGGTGCGCGCGTTGGCCCTGGCCTGGACACGCAAATTCATCAAGGGCGACCAGCTTAGCGATCCGCGCGAATTCGACGGCCTGCAAACCCGGATTACCGGCAATCAGAAGATCGCCGCCGGCGCGACCGCGAACGGCACGGCGTTGAGCCTGGCGAAACTGGATGAAGCGATCGACCAGACGCTGAATCCGACGCATTTGCTGATGAGCAAGGCGATGCGCCGCCGTTTGACGGCCGCCGCACGCAATTCCAGCGTCGGCGGTTATATCACTTACGACCGCGATGCATTCGGCCGCCAGATCACCAAGTACAACGATCTGCCGATTTTGATCGTCGACCAGGACAACGAAGGCAGCGCGATTCTACCGTTTACCGAAGCGGCAACCTCGGGCACCGCGACCGCGACCTCGATCTACGTGTTGAGCCTCGGCTCCGGTTCGTTGTTCGGCATCCAGAACGGCGGCATCCAGGTAGACGACATGGGCAAGCTGCAAGCCGAGCCGAAGTACCGTACCCGCGTGGAATGGTTCAACGGCCTGTGCATCATGAACGGCCGTGCCGCGACCCGCCTGTGGTCGATCGCCGACGCCGCCGTTACCGCTTAATCGGGAGAACGCAATGGGACAACATTCGAATTTTATTTATGACAACGGGCTGTTGTTGAAAGCCGCCGGTCTGCTGGCCGCTTCCGCGGACGGCACGATCATCGATCTGGGCGCCGGCTTCGTCAAGGGCAACGTGGTAATCGACCTCAGCGCCTGCGAAATCGCGACCGGCGACGAGATTTACACGGTTTCGCTGGAAGGCAGTAACGTAGCGGCGATGACATCCGGCTCGGTCTGCCTGGCGAAGAAGGTTTTCGGCAACCTAGTCGTGCCGATGGACGCGGCGCTGAGCGCGGCCGGCCGCTACGTGATTCCGTTCCGCAACGAAGAAGGCGGCACACTATATAGATACGTGCGCCTTTCGACGCTGATCGCGGGTACGATCGCGACCGGCATTAATTTCTCCGCGTTCATCGCGAAAGACGACTAGGAGGCGGCAATGGCATTGGTCACGATTTATTCGCCGAAAGGCGTGAAAGAAGAGCGCGAGCCGGTCGATGCGCGCGAATGCGTTGAGCATTGCGGCTATAGCTACGAACCGCCGGCCGCCGATGATTCTGAGGAATCGACAGAAGGCGCCGACGAAAAGTCGGCAAAGGGCAAAAAATGAGCGAAGGCATCCGCCTCGAACTCGGCAATTTGCCCTCGGTGCTGGCCGCGCTGAGCGATCCGCGTTTGCTGCAACTGGCGGTGAACGCGGCGGCGGAAAGCTATACCGACGACACGCTGGACTGGATCGCGGCGGGGCGTTCGTTCACGTCGCGCACCGGCCAGTTGGAGCAGTCGATCGGCTGGCGCGGGCGCGGCAACGGTTCGGCGGAAATCTTCGCGAATGCGGAGCATGCCGCCTACGTGGAACAGGGCACAGGCCCGCATGTGATCGAGCCGCGACCGGGGCGAAAGGCCCTGAAGATTCCGGTCGGCGGCGGTTATATCCTGCGCCGCTCGGTCAATCATCCAGGCAGCCGACCGTTTCCGTTCTTTTTCGCGGACCGGGATACTCGGAGCGAAAACATGACCGCGCGCGCCTTGTCGGTGATCGCGGCGCACGGGGGAATCGGCAATGCCTCATAAATACGCGCAGTTGACCGATTGCACCGATCCGGCCCTGGCGGTGACGGATCTGCATATGAACGACGCCGACGCCTACGTCGATCTGTCGCTGGCGAACATGGGTATCAATGCCACGCTGGCCGCGACGATTACGCTGCCTAACCCGCATCTGAAGGCGATCGCAGTAGCCTGGGCCAACCATCTTGCGGCCGTGGCCGGCTCGATGGGCGACAATCTGGTGCTGAAGGATAAGGCCGAGAAATACAAGGACATGGCCGAACTGCTGGTTAAAAAGTTGACGCGGCCTGCGCTCGGACTCAGCGAGCCGGCCGGCGCGGGCTTCGGACAGATTAGCCTGGGGCGCGGATGAGCCTGGCGAACCTCAATGTGCTGCGCGCCTATATAAAGAATGACGCCGGTTTGCAGGCGTACTGGACCGCGCATTACGGCAAGCAGCCGCGCCATTTCATCGGCTACAAGCGGCCGGTCAGCGCTAACGATTTTCCGGCGGTGTGCTACGTGCCGGTGAAGGCGCTGCGAGGTATGCAGCCGTTCGAGGACGAATCGGTCAGCCTGGTGCTGTGCATCCACGAACCGGCTATGGCCGACGATGTGTTTGACGGCATGGCGCGGTTTACCTACAGGACGCGCTCGGTCTGGCCGAAGACGATGGCCTGGAAACGGCGGTGATCATCAGTCTGTTCACCGATCGCCGCGCCGAGGATGACGATGTGATCCCGGACGGCGGGCAGGAACGCCGCGGCTGGTGGGGCGATGATTTTAACGAGGATGCGGCGGACCGTATCGGTTCGCGGCTGTGGCTGCTATCGCGCGAGAAGCAACTGTCGGAAGTATTGAATCGTGCCCGTCAGTATGCCGAGCAGGCGCTGCGCTGGTTGATCGATGACGGCGTCGCCGAGTCTGTCGATGTGGTGGCCAGTATCCCGCGCGCCGGCGTCCTGGGGCTGCAAGTGGCGATTCAGCGGCCGAGCGAGCCGGTCATCCGATATCAGTTTGAAAGTTTTTGGAGCGCATAAATGGCATTTTCGCGGCCTGTACTCAGTGATCTGATCACCCGGGCGATTAACGATATTTTGGCGCGCCTTCCGGGCAGCGACGCGGCGTTACGGCGCTCGAACCTGAACGTATTGGCGCGCGTGCATGCGGGCGCGGTGCACGGGCTGTACGGGTTTATCGACTGGGTCTCGAAACAGGTGATGTACGATACGGCCGAGGCCGAATACCTGGAGCGCTGGTCTACCATCTGGGGCGTCAACCGCCTGGCCGCGGCCTTCGCGACCGGGTCAGTCACCGTGACCGGCGTCAACGGCACTGTCATTCCGGCCGGTACCGAGTTGCAACGGGCCGACAATGCGCTATACACCACTGATGCCGACGCGACCATCGCGGCCGGTACCGCGACCATCGCGGCCGGTACCGCGACCGTCGCGGTCACCGCCAGCGCCGCCGGCGCTGCAGGCAATGCCGGCAGCGGTACCGCGTTGGCGCTGACATCGCCTATCGCCGGCATAGATTCGTCGGTGACGTCCGGCGCGCTGTCCGGAGGCGCCGATGCCGAGACCGACACGGCCCTGCGTTCGCGATTTATCAATCGCATTCAACAGCCGCCGCACGGCGGCGCCGAGTACGATTACGAGACCTGGGCGCTGGAAGTCGCCGGCGTGACGCGCGCCTGGGTTTATCCCGGGGAAAACGGCGCAGGCTCCGTGGTCGTGCGCTTTGTGCGCGATAACGATGTTTCGCTGATACCCGATGCGGGCGAAGTGGCGACGGTGCAGGCATATATCGATACGGTGCGCCCGGTGACGGCGCAGGTATTGGCGGCCGCGCCCGTCGCCGTGCCGCTTGATTTCAGCATCCAGATCACCCCAAACACGCAGGCGGTCAAGGATGCGGTGACCGCCGAGCTGGTCGATCTGATCTCGCGCGAGTCCGAGCCTGGCGGCACGCTGTATCTGACGCATATTCGTGCGGCGATCAGCGCGGCCGCCGGCGAGACCAACTATGCAATGACGGCGCCGAATGCTGATGTCGTCAGCGCGACAGGCGATATGACGACGATGGGTACGATCACATGGCTATGATCTCCGCCGATTATCTGGCGCAGCTGCAAGCGCTGCTGCCGAGCGGTCTGGCCTGGGGGCGGCAAGTCGGCGGCGCGCTGACACGGCTGCTAACAGCCTGGGCCGACGAGTTCGCGCGCGTGGATCTGCGCTGCGCCGATCTGATCGCCGAAGCGGACCCCCGCACCACGCATGAAATGCTGGCAGATTGGGAGCGAGTCGCCGGATTGCCCGATGTGTGCGTAACCGTCGAGCAGACGATCGAGCAGCGGCGCGCGGCGCTGGTATCCAAACTGACATCGACAGGCGGCCAAAGCCGGCAGTATTTTATCGCCCTGGCTGAAGCGCTGGGCTATGTCGGCGCGACCATCGACGAGTTCTCGATGCTGACGTGCAACGATGATTGCAACGATTCGATGTATGGCGTCGACGCCCATTTCGCCTGGCGGCTGAATCTGTCTACCGCGACATCCGTTTTTCAAATGGCATGCAATAGCGACTGCAACAGTGCGTTGCAGAGCTGGGGCGACGATGCGATCGAATGCCGGATCAGCAGGCTGAAACCGGCCCATACAACCGTTTTATTCGCCTATCTCTAGGAATAATCATGCAACGAATCACCACAGCCACAAAGGCGGTCGACCTGTTCGGCGCCGGCAAGCACGGCTTTAAGGATGGCAACCCAGGACTGGGTATCGCCGCGACGCAGCTCACTGCGGCCATTTTCAACTCGATACAAGAGGAGTTGTGCACAATCATCGAGGCCGCCGGCATTACGTTGGACGAGGCCAATCGTGCGCAGTTGGCGGCGGCGCTGCAATCGGGCAAGCTGCTGTCGGCCACGGCCGGCGGTACCGCCGATGCGATTACCGCGACGTTCACGCCGGCCATTACTACGCTGACCGCCGGCATGAAAGTGCGTGTCCGCGCGGCCAGCGCCAATGCGACCACGACGCCGACCTTCGCGGCAAATGCGCTCGCGGCAAAGACGATTGTAAAAGCCAATGGTGTGGCGCTGGTTGCCGGCGACATCGCCGGAGCCGGGCATTGGTTATATCTCACTTATGACACCACGCTGGATGCGTGGGTGCTCGGTAATCCCGCTGCGACGTTTGCGTCGAATGCAGAGGCGCAGGCATTATCGATCACTAACAAAGCGACTAGCCCAGGCACATTGGCCGCTGCTTTTCAGGGCAGCAATCAGTCCCTTGCATCGAGCGGCTATCAGAAACTGCCCGGTGGGCTTATTTTACAGTGGGGTAGCACGACGCTGACCGCTGCCGGCTCAGGGACAGCCGACGAACTCACTGTGACGTTTCCGATTGCATTTCCTACAAGCGTATATGGCGTTTATCCATCACATATACAAACTGGAGGGGCAATCTCCGGGGGGATTTCGCACTATACGCGCGCCCATACACTAACAAACTTTATCGCAGGTCTCGACGATATCTCCAGTTCTGGTACGTACACCGAGACATTCGAGTGGTTTGCTATCGGCAAGTAATCAAAAGGAGACGCAATGAAACATTATTCCCCATCCACCCTCGGCTTTTACGACGTTGATGTCCATGGCAATAACATTCCCAATGACGCCATAGAAATTAGCGATGAGCATTATGCGGTGCTACTGGCTGGCCAGTCTGCCGGCAATACTATCGCTGTTGACTCTGAAGGTCATATCATTTTGCAGGAGCCGGCGCCGCTTACTCTCGATCAGCGGAAGGAGCGTAAAATCGTGCAACTCGAACGCGACCGTAACGCAGCGATTCAAACCCCCGTCACCAGCAGCGCGTTAGGTTCCCCGCATGTCTACGCGGCGAGAGCGGAAAATCGGCAGTTTTTAAATGATCTCGTCACGCTGGATGCCGGCGGTAAATTTACATGCACCGATGTCGATGGGGTGAAACTCCGCCGGCCTCATACTGCTGCCCAGTTGACGCAATTGGCCGGTGATTATCAGGCCGCCATCGAGGCGAAATTCGATTATTTTGAGATGTTGGTTGCGCAGGTTTTGGCGGCGAATACAACTGAGGAAATAGACGCCGTTATTTGGGCGTTTTAATGATGTAAAAATGATGTGTCGGCTGTGCCAAAAAACGCGCTAAACTGTGCCAAAAAACTCGCCGCGTTACATTAAATGATTGATTGAGGGGACGCGCTATATAAAGCTTTTTGTCCAGAAATAGCCCTACA